GTCGGTGATGAGAAAATACCAGCAAAAGAGTTTGAACGCAAATTCCCCTTACCTTTATTTGTAAATAAAAACGAGGAGAACCCAAACAACTTGGGCTCTATGTTATCCGAAACGATTTAATAAACCCACCATGTCAAACGATTTAATCACCTATGATCTGGCACAGCCAGCACAATCCTTGCAACTAGCAAGTGAACTCAAACGATTTGTAAAAGAGCAAAAGCTCACCGTAAACATCAAGGGCAAAGAGTACCCCTTAGTGGAGTCCTGGCAATGGGCTGGGGCTCAGCTTGGCCTTTACCCTCAGCTTAATTACATCTCTAATCACTCTACCGAAACCGAGATTAAATACTTGGCAGAGGTTAGTATTTGCAAATGGGGCACTAATGAGGTCATCTCTAAAGGAGTGGCTATTTGCTCTAACAAAGAGGGCAATAAGAGGCAATGGGATGAGTATGCTATCCTATCGATGGCTCAGACTAGGGCTACCGGCAAGGCCTTTAGGAACTTAATTTCTTGGCTTATGAAGGCTGCTGGTTTTGAGGCTACACCTGCCGAGGAGATGGATTTTAGTAAGCCAGTAGAGGATGCACCAACTCAAGAGGAGAAGCTGTTACTGCTTGCTTTTATCGGGCAAACAGACATGACCGATTCAGAGGCACAAATGGCTACCGATGCTATCAATTCTTGCAATGACTATAAGACCTACCAAAAAATCCTTTATCGATTAGAGGCTCGTAAAAAGCCCATAGATCAGATAGTAAACCCATCACAAAAAGACATCAATAAACACCTTAAAAAGTCAGTAAAATGAAAGTACCTGCAACAAGTTTTTTGAGTCTATTTGAGACCACCAAAGCAGATAGACAAGTATTTGTAGATAGTATAATATTAGGTCTAAAAGAGGGGCATTCTGATCCCTTAAAGGTTCATCTGCAAGTGAAATGTATGGAGGATTTTATAAAACAGATAACATCCCATCCAGATTACAAGGACCTGACCTTAGATGAGGCTGCTAAGTATGGTAAATCTTTTGAGCATTACAATGCTAAATTTGAGGTCAAAGAGATGGGAGTTAAATATGACTACTCTAATTGCGGAGACCCTATTTACAACAGACTAGCAGAGGAACTAGCAGAGTTAGAAAAAAAAGTTAAGGATCGACAAGCCTTTCTAAAGGCAGTACAGCCCGGCACAGAGCTTTTGATAGAGGATGAGGTCATTGTCCTTTATCCCCCAGTTAAGACATCAACCACATCTATAACCGTAAATCTAAAATAAAATGAGCTACAAAATGGCAGCCGCAATCAGTCAAAAGCAACTTGACAAAAAGTTTCCCCAAGGGATTAGGGTATTTGCACCAAGAGAAAATGCCCCCTCGTTTGTAAAAGGTCAAATCATCATCACACCAAATGACCTATTCCAATGGCTTAAAGACAATCCAGACCTCTTAACGGACTATCAAGGCAACAAACAGCTAAAGATTAGCATTTTGGAACGCAAAGATGGTGGCGGCTGGAATACCGTAGTTGACACTTACAAACCACAAGCCGATGGATCAGATAAGGACCTCCCTTTCTAAGATGCAAGCCTACTTAGAGACCCCAGTAGGTCAAGAGCCAGCTCAATTGTTAGAGCGATTGGAATACTTACTTATCATGGTTGCTAAGTCAGGCCAGCTTCTTGCAGAGGCTAAGTTAGCCCAAGATCAGATAATTAACCAAGGTTTGCTGCAAGCTATGGATCAGGGATTGGATAAAAAGCTAAGCCCATCCCTTATTACTAAGTTTGTTGGCACCAATGCAAAAGAGGTTAACTATTTAGTTAACTGGGCCGACCGGGTCAACGCATCTGCTACTCATCAATTGGATGCTATTAGGACTATTGTATCGTATCGCAAAGCCGAAATGAATCTATGAGAAAGGTAACCTTGCCCAGACTAACCGAAAAGGCCCAAAAGGTCTTTAATGCTTATATCAGGCAAAGAGACTCTAAGGATGGTTATTTCACTTGTATTAGTTGTTTTAAGACTTTGCCAGTGGAGTCCATGAATGCCGGACACTATGTGCCAGTCAAAGGTGGGTCTTTTCTTAGGTTTCATGAGGACAATGTCAACGGAGAATGCCAACGATGCAATGGCTTTGATGAGTTTCATTTGGTCGGTTATCGCAAGCACCTACTCTTAAAGATTGGTAAAAAAAGGGTAGAGTGGTTAGAGAATAATCGCAACAAGGTCCACAAATGGGATAGGGCTGATCTAGAAGATATCATTACACTTTACACCACATTACTAAAAACCGCAAAAGATGGAACTAGTAACAACCTACCGTTTTAAGTGGAATGGACAATACATAGGGATATTAAGTAAAAATAACTCGACTATCCGGACCACTTTATTCCCCCAGCATGCAATCCACCACACAGAAGATGAGCTTGCCTGGGTATGCGAGAAACTATCCAGACATGGCTTTGATTACACATATGAAAAACTTACCCATTTTTATTCACCCATAAAAAACCACAGACATGACACAAACAGAAAGAATCTTGATTTATCTGAAATCAGGTAAACAAATCACCGCCATTGATGCCTTAAACAAGTTTGGCTGCTTTAGATTAGCGGCTAGGATTGCTGACCTGAGAAACCAAGGGCACACAATCTGGACCAATTACATCACTAAAGACAATAAGACTTTTGCAGCTTACAAACTTAGTAAATGACACATGGTTCACTTTTTAGTGGGATTGGGGGCTTTGACCTTGCCGCTGAATGGATGGGCTGGGAGAATAAGTTTCATTGCGAATGGAACGAGTTTGGTCAAAAAGTTCTCAAATACTACTGGCCCGAATCAGAATTATTTACTGACATTACAAAATCAGATTTCACTAAGTATGCAAACCAAATTGATGTTCTCACTGGAGGATTCCCTTGCCAACCGTACTCAACAGCAGGCAAGCGACTTGGTAAAGAAGATGACCGCCACCTCTGGCCAGAAATGCTTAGAGTCATTAGAGAAGTTAAACCAAGTTGGGTTGTGGGCGAAAATGTTCTCGGCCTTGTTAATTGGAATGGAGGGTTGGTATTCCACGAAGTGCAAACTGACTTGGAAACTGAAGGGTACCAAGTATTCCCGTATGTATTGCCAGCTGCAAGTGTCAACGCACCGCACCTCAGATTTAGAATTTGGTTTGTTGCTTACTCCCACAACAAGGGAGGAAGTGCAAGATCTCGACAAGTTCAAAAAGAGGATGGAGAAATATCCGAACGGAACAACAATGCCGAATCTTGCGACACAAATCAATTCTATGATGTTGCCGACACCAGCAGCAGTCGATTACAAACAGACGACTTTGTGCGAAAGTCAAAGGGAGAGATCAACTTTACCAGGAATGATGGTCAAGATGTTCAAGACTCCAAAAGCATCAGACAAGAATATGCATTGGAAAACGGAAAAATGGAAAGGAGACGATTTAGGAAGTCAAATCAACGAAATGCTTGGCACTCGTTCCCATCTGTCTCCCCTATTTGTAATGGAGATGATGGGATTTCCGACCGACTGGACTCTATTACCTTTTCTAAATGGAGAAACGAATCAATCAAAGCAGGAGGCAACGCAATAGTTCCACAAGTAGTTTATCAAATATTCAAAACCATTGAACTTTATGAACACAAGAGAACAAGCGATACAACTGGTCCAGGCAGCATGTGATTTTTATAGGATAACTCTAAAACAATTGCAAAGCCTTAGAGGCCGCAATCATTTTAAGATTTGCAAGGATCAAGATGGCAAGGTTGTTAGGATAGCTGAGATTAGAATGGCTTTATCTTACTTTATCTATCGTCATTGTCCAATGAAGCTAACCGAGATAGCCCCATTAGTAGGATACAAGGATCATTCTACCATGAGTACTTATAGGTCTAGAATAGAAAGTTATATTGAAACAGAGGACCCTAAATTTTTTCCTTACTATTTGAAAGTTATTGACTTAGCAAGTGATTTGGAGATATCTATGCGAATGACAAGAGTCCGGTCTTACTCAGATATCTTATTTGTGGACCATTTAGGCAAAATAAATTTGGCAGTTTGATATTTTTTTCGTATATTTGTATTAACAAAGTAGGACAAGCATTATGCTTCTTTGTTTTGTAAAGTTTATTAACCCATTGGGGTGCGGCAGTCCTAGCCAATCCTCAGTGGGTTATTTTTTTGGTTTTTACCGAGGTTTTACCCAGTACGGTGGCAGTACAAATAATAACCTCACAGATCATACAAATACGTAACGCAAGCAAGTGTGAGCAATGTCCTCCCCTGACAACTCATGACAGTCAAGTGAAAGATGCGTGATAACCGGCTACTGGATGCCGAGGAATGTATGGGTTCTGTGTGATAGAGAAAGCCAAAAGTTAAACAAAAAGGTTTTTTTATTTTCTCTATACTCTATTTAAGTTTTGGATGCTAGGCCTTAAAAACCTCCACCCACTACTTGACTGGATATAGAGGGGGTGTATCAACTAATCAAATGAAAAGTATAGAAGCTAGAGCAGCAGACTTTAAGAGAGCAATAGAACCCTTTGCCTTTACAGAGTCAATGAAACAAGAGTTCTATGATTATTGGTCAGAGCCTAACAAGTCAAACACCAAGATGAGGTTTGAACAAGAAAAGACTTGGGATTTAGGTAGGAGACTAACAAGATGGGCAAATAATAACAAAGAGAGGCATAACCTACAAAAGACTGACACTGGATATAGACAACCGCAAGTCTATAAGGAACCAGAGACAGACTTAGAGAAGTTGGATTATGACCTAATGATGTACAAGTTAAACTTTGAGAAAGTACCCTTTAACCAAATGGATAAGTGGTACGACTATCTAAAGTCAAATAAGATGCTCAAACGATTTGGCAAAGATGATATTGATATTCTAAGAGCTGCTTATGGGGATGATAACCAAAAGTGCCGATGTGCATGTGTTCAATGGACCTTTGACTGGTTGATTATGTTAGGTAGAAACTTTACATGGCTAAAATCTCAATTATGATAGAATCTGGATTATTAGTATTAACCGCTTTTATCTCAGGCATAATTATTGGCTATGCAATCGCCTATGTACGACATACGGAAGATGATTGCCTTTGAGGTTCTACAACCAGCCTTAAAAGCTGCTAAAGAATCTGAGACAACCTTTGAAGCCTTAATTAATTTAGGCACAACTAGCCGAGTTATTAATGAGTGCTTACTAGACTGCTATTTGGGTCTTACAAGGCTAGAGGATTTGCCTAAGTCAGAGAAGCTAGACCTTTGGAACTATGCAAAAGAAAAGTGGCCTAATGCCACTAGAGAGGAACTAAAGGACAAATGCCTTTACATTTATATTCTGGGAAACTTATTTCAGCTCGACAAACCTGAAACCCATCTGCCATAAGAATCGGGCAGTCTTAGATGATTCTTTTCTGACCTTAGTCTCAGACCAATCCGGGTGTTTTAAGTGAAAGTGCTCATGCAGTAAATAAAGCAGATATCTGTATCCAGTTAAAGTCGTGTCAATGCTTATCTTATTATCGGCCATCCATGCAATCCCCCAGGCTTGCTCTCTGCCTAACTTACGATGCTCTACCTTATGGGGGTTAGTTATCTTAGGAGCCATAGCAGCCCCCTTCGTAAATTTCGTAAAGTGCCTGATGGGTAATATGTAAAGCCAGCTTACGGATATGCCTAATCATGGTGGCCTCATCATCAGATAATAAGGCTAAGTCCATATCCTCAATGACCCCCATAGCCTGAGCGCATGCTTGGATATCATCGTGAGGGGTAGGATCAAATGTTAATAGTCCGTCTTGATTCGTGGTATCCCTTTCTTGCGGCTCCATTCTGTTATATCCTTTTCTACCTCTTTGCGACTTTCTGCTCTATACTTATCGCATAAAGGCTCTAATATGTTTAGCCTCTCAATGGGAGGCAGTTGCTTTAATAACTCTTGGACTTGTTTTTTAATGATAGGTGTGTTTTTGTGTGTCATAATACTTGTCCTTTCCAGATTCTTTTGTTTCTTACCTCAAATTCTTTAGTACCATGTAAATCTATCAAAATAAAGCCATGATTCCAACTATTTATCGGCATATATTGGGGATGCAACTCAGACAGACAACCCACCGACCAAGTTGTTACTATCTTACCCTCTATATTTTGTTCAGTATGCTCTGATGACCTGTGGTGATGGCCGCAAATAGTATTAGCTTTAGCCCTAAGATACAGACCTCTGGCTATATTTACTGGGCTGATAATAGAGCTGGCAAATTCGTGGCCATGCACGATATTAAGCTCATTAGCCTTTATGATTCTTTTATCTGTAATAAATTTAACCCCAGAGACCCTTTTTCTGATTAGGTTCTCTAGTTCAAAGTCCTCCACCCCTTGCAGCTCCCCTAGTTTTTGCCATAGGTAGTGTTGGTATCTCTCATCGTGGTTGCCAAACTTAAAGTAGATTTGACAATCTAGGGTCTTTTGGATTATCTCAATGACTTGGCAGCCTATCGATAACTCGGTAGCAAAATTCTTTTTGCGTGGGTCTCTTAGGAATCTAGATAAGCCATGAAAGTCGAATAGATCACCCCCTAAAATAACTGCATCGGGCTTCTCTTTCTTAGAATAGTCGAGAGCCGCTGTTAGGGCTGGAATGGAATGGTAGGGGGCATGGATGTCGAATAGTCCAAGTATTCGCTGGGCCTTGACATTGTAAGGCTCGAAAGTTGACTCATCAGACTCAGGTAACTTGTAGGGATTGTAAGGTCTTGGTCCTTGTTTGTGTGTTTCTTTGACTCGGGTGTTTTTTCCACTTTGGCCTTGTATTTTTCTAATGCAGCTCCTTACGGTTTCTACTGATGTAAAGAGTTTTTTGTTCTCGGCATAGATAATCCTAGCCAGTTTGAGATTGGGATAGTCAGGGTACTTATCACGGTACTCTCTGACCACTGACACTTTAGTCATGCAGTGTTTTTAGAATATAAAGGTAAAGCCAGTTGAAATACTGGCAAACTATATTTTGCTTAATTGAAAGTGCATGCCTGACTTTAAAGGAGTTCCTTTTGACACACAATAATGTATGGTGCTTATAGCCACTCCAGTTTTTCTGCTTGCTTCTGATATACTACCATATGTTATTCCATTACAAACAATCTGTAAGCTTCTGTTATGGTCTTTTCCAAATCTGCCTTTTGTCCATGTAGATTTTCCTTTATGTACATTCCCGGCTTTCATACGTTGACAATCTTTAAGCTTTCCCACCCCTTTTCCTGCCGGAGCAAGATTTAGAAGTTCTATACCGCAGTCTTTATATAAGTTCAGATATATTAGTTCATATGTCTCAATAACTTCTTTTTCAACATCATTTGGTAGCTCATGCAGTATCATAAATTTATGATTATCAACACCATGCTTAAAAAAAGAAGCAAATAGTTTGTTTTGATCTTTACAATCCATTCTTCTATAAGTTCTCCATCTTTGTTTAATCCCATAACTTCTTCCTATATACACTTTTTTAGATGGAGAGGTTATTTTATAGATTCCAGATATGTCTTTTCTTCTATTCATATTTTAGATAACTCAAAGTGCATGCCGTCTTTTCGTGTCCAGACACCACCCCAATCAAAGCCATTATCGGTAAAACACTTGACAAAGCCAGCACTCAGTTTGGGCTCTTTACCGAGGCCATTCTCA